ACAGCGAGCGGTTCCTGCGCTGGGTCGAAGAGCAGGGCGGCCCGGCGCAGGGCTACGGGCTGCGCGAAGAACTGGTCGCCGAGCGGATGCGCGCGGTGCGGGCCGCGCTGACGCCGACCGAGGCGTATCCTGATCAGGCCGCGCAGACGATCGCCGAGGTCGAGCGGCGCGAGGCCGGGCGGGTTGAGAAAGAGGGCTGGTACGAGCGTTTCGCCTACCTGCATGCTGATGACGGTTACTTCGACCTGGTGGCGCGCAAGCAATACAGCCGGTCGAACTTCGACGCGGTCTTCCGGCACGTGCTTTGCCTTTCGATCCACGCGGCGCCTGGCAGCAAGAGTCGGCGCCGGATTGAGGCGTCGCGATCGTTTGACGAGAATCGGCAGGACATGGGCGCTCGCGTCCTTCAGGGCGTCACCTACGCGCCGGGCGAGGGCGTGCTGGTCGCGCGGGCGGGCGACGTCTACGCGAACTTGTGGCGCGACGCGCGGCCGGCGGGCGCGGCGGGCGACGCGACGCCGTGGCTGCGGCACGTCGAGCGGATGGTGCCTGACGCGGCTGAGCGCGAGCATGTGCTCAATTGGATGGCGTTTAAGGTTCAGCGCTCGAACGTCAAGATCAATCACGGCGTGTTGCATGGCGGCTTTCCCGGCAGTGGGAAAGACACTATGTGGGAACCGTTCCTCTACGCGGTCGGCGGTAGCTCGAAAGAGAACATCGCGACCGTTAAGAACGAAGAATTAAATTCGCAATGGGGATACAGTTTGATGAGCGAGGTGCTGGTCATCAATGAGCTGCGCCAGACTGAAGTGTCGGACCGGCGCGCGCTTGAAAACCGGCTGAAGCCCCTGCTGGCGGCGCCGCCGGAGTTGCTTTCGGTGAACCGTAAGGGCTTGCACCCGTTCGACGCCACGAACCGATTGTCGGTTGTCGCGTTCAGCAATGAGCGGATGGCGATCACACTGACGTCAGACGATCGGCGCTGGTTCGTGCTCTGGTCTGACGCCGGCAAGATGGACCCTGCTGAGGCCGAGCGGCTCTGGCAGTGGTACGACAAAGGCGGCCGCGATATCGTCGCCGCTTGGCTGCGTGCCCGGGACGTGAGCGGGTTTCTGCCTGGCGCAGCGCCGACCATGACCGAGGCCAAAGCGATCATGTTGCAGGCGGGCCTGTCGCCGGTCGAGTCAGCGCTTGTTGAGTTGATCAAAGGGCGGCACGGTGAGTTCGCCCTTGGCGCCGTTCAGGCGCCCTGGCAGGCGCTCTGCGACCGTTTGGCGGGCCTGATGCCCAACGGCTCGCGCGTGAGCGTTTATGCGCTCTTTCACGCGTTATCGGAGGCTGGCTGGCTAGACTGCGGGCGCGTCAAGACGCCCGAGCACGCAACGAAGACTCACGTTATGTGCGCGCCGGAGATCTGGGAGCATTTCGCCGGCAATCGGTCCGAGATCCGGCGCCTGTGCGAGCGCGGGCGGGCGGGCGGCCCCTTGCGGGTTGTAGGCTGAAAAAAAAGCCCGCCGAAAGGCGGGCTAACCGAAGGAGAGGAATCCGTCACAACCTTAGCACGATCGCGAGCAGCGCGGCAAGCAGCGCAATCAGCGCGGCGGTGATCATTAGTCGGCCTCCGGGCGGCCAACGCGAGCCAAGTTGACCGACAGAATGCGGGAAGGTATCTCGCCGTCAGCGTCATTGTCCCATTTGACAGTGGCCAAATAACGCCCGGGCGACCCAAATGGCGCAAGATCTTCCACGGTTCCGATCGCGAACGGAATCGGACCGGTGAACAGCCCGACTGAGCGCAGGAACTTCGCGCTATAGCGTACCCGATCGCCGGGCTTAAGGCGGGCTTCAGCGCGCGCGCTCATGATTGCACCCATGCCGGCACGACGGCCTCATCCGCGCGCCATGGCATCACCAAGCCGAAGAACTCCGGCAGCGCGTCGCACGTCACAATGGACGGCTGTTGCCCGCGCTGACTGTAGCAGGGCATCGCGTCATCCGCGCCGGATGCAGTCTTAATGCACGCGTGCAGGCGCTCGAGCAGCGCCGGATTGAACTGCGCCATTTCGACTGGCGCGGCAATCGCTTTGCGCGTGACGTGATCGGTGTCCGGGAATTTACCGTCGACCGGAGTCAGCGTGTGCGTGACCGTGCCGTCGACGATCGTCACGCGGTTGGCGGCCGCGTCGACCGTGACAGTCAGGATGTCATCAAGGGTCCGCTTTCCGCCCGCCGTGACGGCCTTTAGCCCTTCCAGCGGCAGAATGATGCTGACCGGCGTGCTGACGGCGGCGGGGCTCACCCGCAGGCGCGCGAGCGCGTGCCCGTCGGTCGCCTCGAGGATAATCCCGCGCTGGTCCGCGCGAACATGCACGCCGAGCAAGTAATGGCGCACGTCGACGGTCGGCGCGCAGGACGCGATCGCGCGCAGCGCGCGCCTGGTGGTGGTGAACTCGAGCATGATTAGACCCCTTCGTTGGTGGTTGGAACGGTCAGCCCGCGCGCGAGCGCGTCGCGAGCCTCGAACACGGCGTGCGGCACGTTGACCGGGTTGCCAGTGAGCGCGTCATCGAGCAGCGCGAGCGCGTCGCGGGCGGCCGCGAGCAGCTCGGCCGGGTCGACGCCGTCGACCGTCAACGCGGGCCTGGTGCGGATGAGTGAGTCACCGAACACGGTCAGACTGCCGACGCGCAGTTCGCGGTCGGGCATGAACAGTTCGACGTCTAGATGGTCGCGAGCGCGCGTGAGCGCGACGCGCGCGACGCCATGGGCGAATGCAGTGGTGATCATAATGGACCTTTGGGGTTTGTCGGCGCAAGGCGCGCCCGTCAGACCATAGGGGTCTGACGGTCGAGCCCTGCGGTCAGACGGACAGTACCAGCGCGAGCGCGACATACACGATCGCGCCGGCCGCGCACGCGGTCGCGATCAAACGCAGCGGGCGCTCCTGCGGCTCGAGCGGCTCGCCGGTGATTTTCTCGATGATGATGCGAAGCATGATGGATTTCCTTGTGGTGAGTGCGTCATAAAGTGTAGCAGGATAAATTCAAATTGTGCAGCATCCGCAGCACGGCGCGTCTTCGCACCGGCCGCGTTTGTTGCGATAGTACGACTGCCCGCCGATCACGATGTGATCGGACACCGGCGCGCGCAGGCGCGCGTAGGCGCCGGCCGGCTCGAGCTGCACGTCAGACGGTCGGATGTCTGGCGCGTCGACGTCGCGAGCGCTGGCGCGGGCGCGCAAAATTGACCGGCCGCGGCCGTGGTAATCGATTGTATCGCCTGGCATGATGCGTGCGCCGGTTTGCGCGCAATAGCCTGGAAATTTGGCGGTCATGGTTTTCATGGTTTGTTGTCTCCAATCAGTTTGCGAGCGTAGGTGATTGCCGCATCAGGGTTTGAATAGGTACGGGTTTCAATGATGGCGCCCGCGTCAGTGTCGCGGAATTGCACGCGGAATTTACCGACTGTCCAGTCGGCCGTGACGTCGACGGCCAGACCATCGGCCGGATTATCGCGAGCGTAGATTGTGGGCATGGTCAGACTCCAGATAGTGGGCGCCCGCAGGCGCCCTGTAGGTTGGTCAGGCGGCCGCGCGGAAATGGCGGGCCATGGCGCCGTGAACGACAATCGCGACCGAGACCTTACCGGGTCGGTCGGCGCCGTCGCACGCACCACAGTCTATGCATTGCAGGCGATCGCCACCTTCGGGGCTCGCCGGACAAACAATCTCGCGCGCGGCCAAGGGCTGATCGGCGGTCCGGACCGTGAATGTCCTCCAGCCTGCGGCGCGCGCCTCGTCGCGATCGCGCGGGTTGTCGGCGCTCGCCATGACGATAGGGGCAAAATCAGCGGCGAGCGGCGAGCGCCACTGATGCGTGTATCCAGTGTGGCCCGCCGCGTCGGCGAGCAAGGCGAGCCAAACATGCACCGGGATAGCGGTCGGGTCGCCGTATGCGCCCAGGCGCACCATACGACCCGCGAGGCGCGCGGCGCCGTCGGCGGGCTCGAGCACGTCATAAGATCCGTTCATGAACGCGCGATAGACGGCGCTCACGGATTTCGCAACGTCGACGTAGCAGGTGCGGATGATGTTGTAACCGACCGTGAACCGGCCGCGTTTGTCGCGACGGCGCTCGCGACGCGGACGGTGGATGCACGTACCACAGATTGACGCGTCGGCGCCCGACGCGAGCGCGGCGAGCGGATGCACGTCGGCGCGCAGGATGTAGGTCTGCACCATGTCGCCCGTTTTGCCGTTTTTACTGCGGAGCACGGCGATGCCGACGATCGGAGCGCCGTCAAGCATGCTCGGACCTTGATAGAAGATAAAGGATTTCATGCTAGTGGACCTTTGGATTGTTGGCGCGCCTCTCGGCGCGCCGTGAGGGTTGATCAGGCGTGCTCTTCAACGATGGTCCGCACGCCCCACTGCTCAGCGTAGTCGGCAGCGATGGCGCGCGCCTCGGCGAGCCAATCGGCGCCGTGGTAGTCGGCCGAAGTGTAGGTGCTGTCGGCGTCGGTGAACGGGTGATCGGGATAGCTGACGTCGTACTCGCGCACGCTCACGAACGCGAGGCGCGCGTCAGCGTCGATCAGAATGCGAACATGAGTGGTTTCGGCTGTCATGGTTTGGTTCCTTTGGGGTAGTGTCCAACTGCTTGATGAAGTGTTGCAAGCCTGTATGCTACAGGCTTTGCTGCAGGTTGTCAAACTATTTGTCGCGTCGGCGTGGGGCGCCCCGTTGGGGTAGCAAAAAGGGTTTAGGGTTAACCCCTAGTTTTCTCTCTGATGGGGTACTGTGGGGTAGTGTTTTTGAATTTTTCATTTGATCAAGAAAATTAAGCCTATACGCTGACGCGTGGGGCGCGCCGTACGTCGCGCTCGCACGGCAGCGATTTTTTACCCCCACCCCAGACTGCCCCAATGACCCCAGACTACCCCAAGACCCCAAACCGCCACAAACCGCGTGCAGCACACTATCGAGCGTTTGGGGTACACCCCACGATACCCCAGATGATAATGGTCTGACCATTGTTTGCTCGCGTGGCATCAACCTGTGGGGCACTACCCCAACTACCCCAAGTGCCCTACGCTGGCGCGCCCAGGTGCGATAGCGATTGCCTATGGTCGGCCAGGTGCTGATAGCTTGGCAGCTCGGCCGCGCCAGCGCGGGGCCAGCGCCGGCGAGCCCCCGGGGTAGGGCCGACGCGCCGGCAGGTCAAAATCGGAAGGGTCGCAAACATTTTTATTTTTTCTGCAAACTGCAAACCGCTACACAACTAGCTGCAAACCGCAGTCTGCAAACCGCAGTCTGCAAACCGCAGTCTGTTGCACCGCTAACTCCAATCCGCTACATTGCACCCCATGACGTTCAAGACCCTGCCAATCGCCGCACGGCAACTGAAGGCCACGGAGGCGCGCCTCCAGTCCGTTTATGACGCAGCCAAGCTTGGTCTGAACGGTGACAACCTGGCGCTCGCCGCCGGGCTGTTGCCGGTCGAGTTTCGGCGGCTGCGCGAGATGGACCCGCTAGTCGAGATGGCTGAACAGAAGGGGCGCGCCGACGCTGAGGCTGAACTGTCGAAGGTGTTGATGGCAGCGGCGCTGTCAGGTGACCACAAGGCGGCGCTTGAAATCCTGAAGCACAAGCACGACTGGGTCGCCAAACAGCAGGTGCAGGTCGACGTCGCGCAACAGATCAGTATATTAGGGGCGCTTGAGGCAGCGGAGCGCCGCGTCATTGATGTGCAGATGAACGAGGTGCTGCCAGCCCATGCAACAGCCCAAGTACAGCGCGGATGACGAACAGCTACTGATGAGCCGTCTTTGGTCTGCCAAGATCAAAGACGACCCAGAGGCGTTTGTGATGCTGGCGTTCCCGTGGGGGCAGGAGCACACACCGCTCACCAAGCACAAAGGCCCGCGCGCTTGGCAGCGGCGCATCCTGCGGCGCATTGCGAACCATATCCGTGAGAACGGCGGCAAGATTGACTACAGCGTGTTCAGGATGGCGGTCGCCTCCGGTCGCGGCATCGGCAAGTCGGCGCTTGTCAGTTGGCTGGTGCTGTGGATGCTGTCAACCCGCATCGGCAGCACAACGATCGTGTCCGCTAATAGTGAAGCGCAACTGCGGTCGATCACCTGGGCCGAGATCACCAAGTGGCTCGCGCTACTGATCAACAGTCATTGGTTCGAGATCAGCGCCACCCGGGTCAGCCCGGCCAAGTGGATCGCGGAGCTGGTCGAGCGGGATCTGAAGAAAGGGACTCGGTTCTGGTCGATCGAGGGGCGCCTGTGGTCGGAAGAGAACCCGGACGCCTACGCGGGTCTGCACAACACAGACGGGGTGTTCCTGGTGTTTGACGAGGCGTCAGGCATACCGGACTCGATCTGGGACGTGGCGCAGGGCTTCTTTACGGAGAACACGCCGCATCGGC